TCAGAAGAGAACACTAATGAATTTCCAAGATTCATTCTTGATTCCTATGATTAATAAAACTTTATATAGAAGGATACAGTTTGATAACGAAAGATATCCAGCAGTAGACTTTAAGTTTAAACCTTATAGTAGTCTAGGTATTATGGCTAAGGAATTAGAAACAACACAGATGGTACAGTTGTTATCTATGACTCCACAAGGTTCTCCTGCGTTCTATGTTATCTTAATGAGTATATTTGAGAACTCATCACTAGCAAATAGAACACAATTAGTGCAAGCAATCAACCAAATGATGCAACCTAATCCAGAACAAGAACAAATTAAACAAATAGAAATGCAAGAATCTATGCTAGAGTTAGAAAAACTTAAAGCAGAAATTAATAAAGTTTATGCGGAAGCACAAAAGTTACAAGTAGATGCAGGTGATAAAGCTTCTAGTGAAACTCTTGCTAAAAAACAATTAGAACTAGCTGAAAAGATGGTTAAGATAAAAGGTATACAATCAGAAACTGCACGTAATGTACCTGAAGTAGACCATTTAAATTCAGAAACTGTACTGAACTTAGCTAAGGCTATGAACGGATGACAGATAAAGAAGTATTAGAACAACGATTAGACCTATTTCAACACAATGGTTGGGGTGAGCTTGTAAAAGAGTACACTAAACTAGCAGAGTCACTTGAAAAAATCTATGACATTGAAGATGAAAAGACTCTACACTTACGTAGAGGACAGGTATCTTTCCTAAACATGTTTATTAATTTAGAGGAAGCTACCAAACTAGCGTTAGAACAACTGGATTAGTACCAGCTCTAACATTTTTATAACCCCCATAATCTTAAAAGACGGAGGTAAGAAGCATGAGTAGTAAAATTGTAGACCCTGAGGTCCAAGAAGAACCAGTAGAAGAGCAAGTAAACGAAACTTTAGAAGCATTAGCTGTAGAGGATGAAGTTGAACAGGAAGAAATTCAAGAGCCAGAAGCTCAAGAACTTCCTAAGAAATTTCAAGGTAAGTCCTCAACGGAAATAGCTGAAGCCTATGAGAACCTAGAGAAAGAACTAGGTAGGAAAGGGCAAGAGATTGGTGAACTTAGAAAACTAACTGATTCTTATTTGCAATCCCAGATAAGTACACAAAGCCAACAGACTACCACTACTGAAGAAGTAGATTTTTATGATAATCCTGAACAAGCTGTCAGGCAAATTATAGACAATCATCCACGATTCAGGGAGTTTTCGGAACAGAACAAACAGCAACAAGCTGCTTTAACTGCCCAACAACTCGAAAAGGCACATCCAGATTTCCAACAAGTCATAACTGACGGAGGATTTCAGGAGTGGATAAATGGAAGCAAGGTAAGACAACGCTTGTATAAAGAAGCAGACTCTTATGATTTTGATGCAGCTAATGAACTGCTTACGAATTGGAAAGAAAGACAAATGATTTCCAAAACGAAAGAAGTTAATGAAAGCAAAAAAACCAAAAGAGATGTGGCTATGAAAACAGGTGAAGGAGTATCAAGAGCTTCAGGTGAGTCAACAGCTGGTAAAAAGATTTACAGGCGTGCTGATTTAATACGTTTAAAACAGACCGACCCACAGCGTTATCAAAGTTTAGCAGATGAAATCTACGAAGCTTACGCAGAGGGAAGGGTAAAATAATAAGATATATAGGAGATATATAAATGGCAACAGGTGTAATTGGTACTAATAACCAAACAGTCACAACAGCTGCGAATTTTATTCCAGAGCTATGGAGTGACGAAGTTATTGCCAGTTATCAAAAGAACTTAGTATTAGCTAATTTGGTAACTCGCATAAACCACAAAGGTAAAAAGGGTGATAAAATCAACATCCCAACACCGGTACGTGGTTCAGCAACATTAAAGGGAGAGAACTCGCTAGTTAAGATTCAAGGCGATACTCATGGAACAACACAACTAAGCATTGACAGGCACTTTGAATACTCAGTGCTAATTGAAGATATGGCAGAAGTTCAAGCATTGAGCTCTCTACGTAGATTCTACACAGAAGATGCTGGTTATGCTCTTGGACAAAAAGTCGACCTAGACTTGTTTGAAAAAGCAGCAGCACTTAACGGTGGTAACGGAACAGCAGGTGCTTCAGGTTGGAACAAGGCAGTAGTCTTTAACAGCTCTGGTGTACTTTCTGACTGGGACCGTTCAGGTACTGGTAATGCTGTTTCACTAACAACTGGTGGTGACGCTGCAATTCGTTCAATGGTAGAAAAGCTAGACTTAGCTGACGTACCACAAGACGGACGTGCAATTGTTCTAACTCCACGTCAGTACACTGACATGTTAGGCATTCAGCGTTATACTGAGCAAGCGTTCATTGGTGATGGTAATGCAATCAAGACTGGTAAGGTTGGACAAATCTACGGTATTGATGTATATGTTACTAACGCTATGGGTACTACTCAGTGTGCTACTGGTTCAGTTGTACATGACATTGGTCTAGTTCTACACAAAGACGCAATGGCTCTAGTTGAGCAACTAGGAGTACGTTCACAATCATCTTACATGCAAGAGTACCTAGGTGACTTGTATACTGCTGACACTATTTATGGTGTTGGTGAGATGCGTGACACTTCAGGTTTCGCTTTTGTAACTGACAGATAATAGTTAGTTAAACCGTAACCCCTTCTACATGAGGGGGTTATATTTAGCTAATTAGGAGAACTATGAACATAGCTGATTTATTTGATGATAGTGCTTTAGACTTAGAGTTAGGAAAGATAAAGCAAAAGATTGCAAAACTTTATAATGAAATTCTTGAACAAGTATTTAAAGTTGAAAATCCTACAGGTTCTCCTGAAGAACTAGCTTCTTTTTTAGAGGAAAATGGTTTACAGTTTAATAATGAACAAGCTTCTTTTGAGGAAGAAACAAGTGAGATACATGACATACTGGACCAGATGTTAAATGGAGAAGATAACTTAGATTCAGTAAAGGATAGGAGTTATTCTAAACCTACAGTAGAGTCAAGTGCAGAAATAAAAGCACATAAAGAAACAAAAGATTTACCTGAGATGTCATCTTTACCTGAGCCAAAAGGATTAATGGCTACACCTAAAGATAGTCATACAAAAGCTAAAACAACATTTAAAGAACCGGAAGCATATTCAGGAAGGCTTCCTACTAGGAAAAAAGTTGTACCAGTAGATATATCTTATGCTCCATTAGTGGAACAATTTACAGATAAGTTAGCAGATATAGAACAACGTAGAAACATTGGACGTGAAAAACTTTTAGACAGGTTAGAGTAATGGCATATAAGTTAACTAGAAAACAAAAAAAGTTTGTACCTGTTTATTTATTTAGAAGAAGAGGTGGGGAAGAAGGTCCTCCTTTAACACCTGAACAAGAAATAGAAACAGAATCAACTGGATTATATTTTATAACTGAAGCGTCTAGTGATGCTAGTCCTGACTATATTATTACGGAGTAAACATGGCAACAACTAAAGTATCAGCCTTAGCAGAAACTACCTCACCACAGGCTAATGATGAATTATTAATTAATCAAAGCGGTGTAAGTAAAAAAGTTAAGATTACAAATTTACCAGCAGGACTAGACACTACTAAACTACCACTAGCTGGTGGACAAATGACAGGTAATATTACTATGTCGGGAAGTCAGACTGTAGATGGTAGAGATGTATCAGCAGATGGTACACAGTTAGATACTAACACATCTGCTATTGCAACAAAGGCACCAATAGCCAGTCCTACATTTACAGGCACAGTTGCAATTCCAAACATAGCTAATTTAGAAACTGCTGTTGCAGCGAATACAGCTAAGACAGGAATTACTACTAGCCAAGCAAATGCTATTACAGCCAATACAGCCAAAGTAACTAATGCTACTCACACAGGAGATGTAACAGGTGCTACAGCACTAACTATTGCTGCTGATGCAGTTACAGTAGATAAATTAAATTTAATATCTACAGGTAGTGTACCCTCATTAGAAGCTAAAGGAACATCTGGAGTTACAGATGGTTACATACAATTAAACTGTGCAGAAAACTCACACGGAATAAAACTTAAATCACCGCCTCATTCAGCAAGTGCAAGTTATACATTGACATTTCCTAATGATGATGGTAATGCTGATGAAGTATTAACAACAAATGGTTCAGGTGTATTAACTTGGGAAGCAGCTGGTGGTAATACTACAACTAACGGTCTATACGAACACGCACACACAATCAGTAGTAACTATAGCATTACAAGTGGCAACAACGCTATAGCTGCTGGTCCAATTACAATTAACACAGGGGTATCAGTCACAGTACCTACTGGTTCAACTTGGGTGATAGCATAATGGCAAAAGTAAAAATACAAGGACACGCTTCAGGCACAGGGGTACTAACTGTAACTGCTCCGAATACGAGTACGGATAGAACAATAACATTACCTGATGCTACAGGAACGCTACTAAATAGTGATGGAGATGGCTCTAACTTAACTGGTATTAGTTCAGTAGGTGGAGCTACTGGAGTAAATTTTAATGATAATGTTAAGGCTAGGTTTGGTACTGGTAATGACTTAGAAATTTACCACGATGGTACTGATAGCATTATG